CTTTGTACGTTGATTGAATTAACTTAGCCTTTTCTGATTCATCTTTGAAAATTTTATTGTGAACCCAAAATTCATTTGTCGGGTTATAATCAATAAAAATACTCTTTCTTGTTCGGACAAGAAGCTGTTCAACAATATTGTAATGTTGGTGGTTGGCTTCGTTCAGATACAAAAAATCACGTCTTCCGCCATGAGCAGAGCCGAGTTTATCGAATGAAAGAAAAGTTATTGTCCCTTTTCCTGCTTTAAAAACTTTATCACCCGATTTATAGCATTTGTAAAAATCTATACCAAATTGTGAACAGACATCAGGTATATCATTTAAAACACCTGTTTTTAAATGAGGTACAGACAAGCCAACTACGTCAATCTTAACTTTATATTTTAGCGACAAGGTAACGAGTAATTGAAGAATTGAAAATGTTTTAGTACTTGATGTTCCGCCCTGATTTACAATGTACCTGAAATTATCTTTAAGTGCTTCTGCATTCTTTTTAAATACAGGCGATAATTTTAACATCAGATATCCTCAATTAAGTCTTTATCCTCATCTGACCCAACAATAATATTAATACCTTTGGCGGCTATTTCTTGTTTTTCAGATGGCTTCTCGCCTAAAGTATCTCTTATTGCAAGATATGCCGATACATCGCCTTTGGTTGCCTTTTTTATTAAAGCTGTTGTTATGGACATATCGTTTTGTTCGCCTGTGTCCTCATCAGCAAGCAGCAATGCTATTTCAAGCAGCTCTTTTAGCTTCTTCCTCTCCCGTCTAACTTCGCCTGATTTGATACCGCCCATTTGCGCTATTTTTCTCTGTTCTTCCTTTGTTAATTCATTAAAAGGAATTAAATTTTTATCAGTTTTACGCTTCTTTTTTTTAGCCATAAAATCACCTGATATACTGTCCTGTTTCACTGCATAACGGGCTACCCGCTATGACTTTAATCTTTATTCCCCGTCCCTGCGCAAATGCAATCCACTGCTCTAAGCATTCTCTTTGTTTTGTACGCTTTTCATCTGCACAGTCGAAGTCACATCCCGCAAAAAGAATCTCCTCATATCCTTTTAAAATCGCATAAGCTAACATGTAACTCATTGAAGATGCAAAGTAGCGATGATTTACAATTGTCCTTCCTTCAATAGGAATCCGGCGAAGCTTATACACTTCCTCAAACGGGAAGTTGGCTTGAGTAATAATACCTTCGATTTTTTCTTGTTTGTGCAGGTCAAACCACAAATCATAACGCTTGAATTTGTCTTGATGATGGTTTAATCCCCAGACCTCATAATCAGAATCCCAGTCAAAGTTTTTTAGAGATTCGCCTACACCTAATATTGCTAATTTTTCCATAATCTAAAAAAACAGGGTGAATAATATAACGAAAAGAAGGATGTTCACCCTGAATAACTGCATCTACATAGTTGAGTAGTTTGTATGTATTGTATTTAGGATTTCGTATTGTCCGTTGAAGTTTTTACGTGTTTGTTCGTAAATCGGGTTACCTTTAATATCTTTTTTGCGTGTTTTAAGAAAATCTCCGTAAAAAACGTTTTGATTTGAGAAAGAGCCTTGTTTTGTATTGTTCTTTTTGTGTTCAATTCTTCTGATAAAACGCTCTTTTTCAGTTTTTGCACGTGCACCGATAAAACACGAAGTCTTAAACATTGTCTTTGTTTTGTGAAATATCCTTGCAACAGGTGTTTTATTTATGCCACAATACGCAAATTCAAGCCATTTAGAACCTAATTTATATACACAATCAGGCTCGTACAGTTCATTGTTCAGTACCAGCAAAAGGACGCTCCTATCCTACCCCGTATTGTAAAAACCTCTACTGACAGCCGCCGTTATTTCAGGATATTTAAGACTGCCCCATTTTTTACCGGGCTATTGTTATTATAGCAAATTATTTTGTCCCTAAAGGGACAAGTTTTTAAATAATACCGTTTGATTTTGCAATGATTGCTTCGCGCACAAGGGAAGAACGATTTTTTACATTAAAGGTGTTAAATAAATGTTTTATTTTACGTTTTATGCTTCTTTCACAGTATCCTGTTTTATCCGCTATCTGCTGGTTTGTGCTGCCGCTAATCAATTCCTCTAATATAACTTTTTGTTCTTCCGTAAGCTTCATAAAATCTCCTCAATAAGCTAAAAATTGTGTCGCTAGTTGTATTTCATGTTATTTAGAACCTTTTACAATGAAGTTAAGTAATAATTTATTGTGTTGATTGTTTTTACAGTTGCTTTGTTGTGTGCAAGCAGTGTCTGAATTGGGTATTCACTCAACCCCATGTCTAATGCGAGCTCATAGGTCGAGATTTTTCGCTGCTGTTTTAGCTTTTCAATTTTCTTTGCTATTTTTGCGGCATCTTGAGAGCTTGCGAAGACATGCATTATTCTTCTTCTCCTTTCGCCTTGCGGATGATGTCGAGGATATCGTAAGCTCTATCGTTAATCTGATTTAATCTATAATTGGGTGTTATTGGGTCACAATCAGTTATGATACTTTCAATCATCTTCTCAATCTCATCAAGGGCTTGCTTGAGTTTTTGGTTTTCTTTTTCCAATTCTTGCAAGCAATACTCGTTTGCATCAGCATTCTTTTTAGCTAGGTTAACAACTGTTTCGTATTTAACATTTAACTCTACGATTTCATTTGATACCTCTTCACACTCTTTTTCTTTGCGTTGGAGCTGTTTGAAGTAGCAGGCGCCTTTATCTATACAGCTATCGTAAGTTTCTATTACATCAGGAATATTGCAAATACCCTGGTCATAATATTCACACCCACTCACATCCACGCCATCAATTATTATTTCTTTTTTATCTGTCATTCTCTGCCTCTTTCTTTAGCCAATTTTTGTAGGGTCTTTCATAGTCTTGTTTACAATTTGAGCATGTTACAGAACCAAAAATCTGATTGCAAAATGCGCAATTTGTATATGTTCTCAACCATTCCGCCATCTCGTCAAGGCTCATGGCTTTTATTCGTTCGTAGTTAGTTGTCATTGTTCCACTTCCTTCCTAAGTTAAATCCAATCATCATCGTTGTTTAAATATTTTTCGGTCTGTAGCCAAGCAACGGTAACAATAATCAGTATCAAACATAAAATTAATTCCATTACTTTACCTCCTGTGTCTTTAAGATTTGCAGGATTTTTCGTCCTATATCTGCACGACCACCTTCTTTGCACCAATGGCAATCTATGTCTTTATCTGCATCTTTACAATTACAAATATCTACAGCACTCTTACATAGCTCTACAATCTGCTTTATCTTGCAGTCTGTACGGTCTTTGCAAAAAAAATCTTTATGATGGCAAGACCTCTGATAACATCCATTTTCAACCACATCATCATTTATCAATGCTGGACAGCATTTTACTATGTATTTAGTCATTATTCTATTTCCTCATTTGCTATATACCAATCATCAGATTCAAGAGCGCTTATAAAAGGTTTAAAGCAACCCATATCTTCCCCCCAGTCCTCAATATACAAGCGTTTGCCATCAGATTTTAAAAATACATGCTTTGGCATAGTCGGTATACGGCACGCCTTACCGCTTTTTAATGCATTAATCATTATTGGGTTAGTTATTTTCATCTTCCAAAATCCTCTTTACTTCTGCTTTGTCGATTGTTATTCTTGCAATCAAGTGGGTTGTAAACTCAGCTAGAGAATCTTCAAAAGACTTTTCACAACATAAACTGTATATTTGATGTTTCCCCATATCTACACTTGTCATATTCCAAAACCCGTTGAGGTCTTTGAAACAATGGAAATCAGCTATCAGCTTAATCAGCTCTAGCTGCT